CGTTACGCGGCTGCTTTGCCTTCGGTACTTTGCCCGATGCTGTGCGCTTTACTTGCCTTGACGGGATGGCAATGTTGTTGCCGCGTGGCCTCTTGATCCCGCCTTCAGCTTGATTGGTCATATAATCGCGGCCAAGCCGGTCATATACACGCGCTGTTAGGTTGCGCTTTGTTGCCTTATCAACGCGGAACATCGTGCTTGCAAAGCGTTTGTTGCGTACTGTGAAGCTGCTTGGATAGGTATCGTCAACGATCTGCTTGCGTACATCGAACGCAGTGCTGGTCAATGCGTTAGCCGTGGCAAATGGTATCTGGTTCTTACCAAACGCATCCATAGCCTTTGCAAACGTGCTGATATTGCTTTTGACGTTGATCTGCATCAGTGCTGTGTCTCGCTATCTAATTCCAATATGACGACTGTACCGTGGCAATCGCGTGCATCAAATATAATGCCATCGCATTCAGTGCAATTGATCGTGCCGCTGTTGGCCTCGACTGACGCATAGGTGGCCTTGCCGCATATGCCGCAATCGACTTCATCTTCAAAGAATAACACATATTCCATTGCGTGACATTATCCGCAAAACAAAAGGCGGTCAATGCCGCCCTTTATTCCCTTCCTTATTGTGGTTCTGGGTTCTCTAAGGTTCCTTTGCCAAAACATACATCGCAATCATCTTGCACTTCGCTGCCACAAGGGTCATTGGCTCCGCGCTTGCCCACCCAATAAACAAGCCAGCCATAGCCCTGACACTCAAAGCATTCAACCTCATCCCTCAAACTTATTGCTCTTTTGCATATTTTCTTTTGCTGTGATGACTTGCAAGTTCCAAGGAACGTGAAGCCCACATATTTTTTTGCCTCTGATCGGAACAATATGATCAACGTGATATTTTATATAACCAGCTTCATCATTAAGAAGTTTGCATTCATCATAACGCTTTGCAATGACCTTATGGTCAACCCAATCAGGGGTCGCCCCTTTTTTGCTTGCTTTATATGCCGCCTTTAAAGCATTTAAATGCGCTTTGTTTTCTTGCCTATAAACAGTTTTTGCTTGCCGGATTTTTTCTTGGTTCATTGGATCATTACGATACTGTTCTTGATATGCAATAATCTTGCTTTTATTTTTTGCATAATATTCCGGCCAAAGAGGGCGTTTTTTTTGGTTATGTCTTGTCCAAATTTCTTTTGCCTTATCCTTATTTTTACTCCAATACTCTTTATAATATTGGCTGTTTTCTTTTTGCCATTTATATTTGCACTCAATACAAACCCCCTTGCTGGTTTGTCTTTCAGCAATGTGACCATTACAACAAGGCTTACCAGTAAAATAACGTGATAATCCTTGCGCCTTTGCTTCTTTGCGTGAAATTATTTTAATCATTTTACCCCCCAAACCGCACCATCAACGCCCAGATATTATAATCCTGCGTGATTGCGTTAGTGCCAAACGTAATGACCAGTGCGGTCACAAACAACATTCCAATCGTATCCTTAACCATATCAGACCCCCAACACGCTATGCCCACGACCCCGCAAGCAATCATTTAACCATTTATGCTTTGCCCCTACTTGCAGCGGCGATAACGCCTCATCAACAAGCTGGCGGCACTCAGTAAGGTCACGCTGGTAAAGCTGCGCTTTATCACCGGACACCCGCAGATCAGCGACCGGCGTATAACTACAACCGGCCACCAATACTGCTATGACGAACAGGCGGGGCATTATGCCACCGCCCTTAAAAGTTGTTCGACCGGCTGGCGGCAATGCTTATAATTGTCGCGTGCCAAATACTTAACATCGCTGTAAAAGCACAGCCAACAAGCAAGACCGCTAACAAAAATCTGATCGTCATCAGCTTCGATTTCCAGCCGCGCAATCAAAGCATCCGCATCAAACCGCTTACCGCCAAATGGATAAATGCCTTTATGAATGGCACGCACAAAAACAGGCAAGACCTTTTCTTTAAGTTCTTCAACCGATATTACAGCCACTGGCATTTGAAAACGCTCAAAAAGCAGATAATCAGAAATCCGATCACCGCTATCGCCATACATTGCTTCTGCATCATCAAAATAAAATGTAGTCATTTTGCAATCTCCCGTTTGCTGGCGGGGCTGTTAAGCCGCCGCCTGTAATTTGTTAGCAAGTACATCAAGCAAAGCCGCTTTTGTGTCAGCCTTTGCAATCTTTTTGTTTACCTTGCGGCCATTCAAAACTGCATATTCTGAAGTGTCAACAGCGAACCAATTGATGCCCAACTTGCGAACCGCGATGTTCTCAAAACCAACAACAACCCACTCTGCGCTATTATTACCAAAGCCGTTGCCATTCCATTCTGCGGCATTTGTTTTTGTAAGTTTAATCATTTTGGATACTCCCGTTTCCTTGTTGATGACTTACCTTGCGCCTTTTCCAACCCACTGTCAACACCTATTTACACCTTTTTACACATCAGCACCAACTTTTTTCAATTCGGCAATAACGTCTGGCCGGTTTTGCTTGTAAAAGGTACGCATCCCATCACTAAGCCTTTGCCACTGATCCAGCGTGATCATCTTGCGCTGTGGCGGTGTCCATTCGCTAGATTGCCCATTAAACGGCTTAGAATAGCCTGTGGCGCGCTTTGGCCTCTTTTTGGCATCTCTTATGCACCAGTTCTGCCAAAAGGCTGTCAGATCGATATATGCGGCTTTGTTGCCGTTCTGTTTATCCCATAGCCGGATCGCCTCTAGCACTTCGGCTGCATCCAACCCTTTGCTTTGAGCAAACTGGCGATCAGCCTCATCAGGTTCCCAATCAACAACTTTAGTTTTCCCCTTATTTCTTTTTAACGGTTCTTTAATGGTTATGGGTGCATCTGGTGCAGGGGTGTCCTGCATCTGGTGCAGGGGTGCGAGATATGCAGGGGTGTATTCTGTTGACCTTCCCGACCGATGATTTCGGATCAGAAAACCGCCATCTTCAAGCTTTTTCAGCTTCGCCCGAACAGTGCGTTCCGCTGCGCCGGTAACGTGGCAAATATGGCCGACAGACGGCCAAGCAACGCCCCTTGCATCATTGTGGTGGTTCGCAACTACGATCAGCACCAGCTTTGCCAGCGGGTCTTGAACAGGGGCATCCATCGCCCAATCGAGTGCTTTAATGCTCATCGTTTTCCCCCAATATTTCTATGGTTAGTGCCGCATAGCCAATAATGTCCAGCAAACTATCCAGATGCCGACAATCGCTGTTAGCCAGCCGTGACATTTTCATTGCAATCATAATGGCACCAAACTGCTCCGGCTGAATTTCCACGCCAACAATCATTTCGATCATTTTAGCCGTTTGATCCCAATTTTCTCTCAAATCGCCGTAATTAGCACCCCTGTCTTCCAAAATCTGTTCGACCGTTTCCAAAGCCTTTGATCTATTCATTAAACAATTCCCTTACCATATGAAATTCGCTTATTGGCACTTCGGCCATTAACCCATAATCACGCTCGATGCCGCGATCCCGTCTGCCCCCAATAGTCGTGTGAAAATCCACCTTGAAACTGCAAGCCCCGATCCAGTCAGTCCAACGCACTATCAAAAAGGTCGGTATCCCTGTTTCAAACGCCACTTGCCGCGCATACATCATTTTGTGCAAATGGATCAGTGACGTTTTGAAGCGGTCACGCGGAAATGTCCGGCACTTGACTTCGGCAAATGCTTCGATCTTGCCTTGCCGTGTTAGTGCAAAATCAAGCTGACAATATTGCGGCAACTTAATCGGGTCGCATTTCCAAGCTGTGCCGATTTTACTTATCGTCAGCAATTCCATTTTAAGATTAGTTTCGGTTTCCATTGCATCGCCCTATTTGGTGAAAGTGCCTTTTGGGAAAAACGGAATGATGTTAGACCGCTTTTTGGTGGTGGCAATATAGTCAGCCTCGCAAATCGCCAATGGTTCGCAATCGTCAACCATTTCCCGTGGATAAACCCAGACTTTGATGCCGGTGACGCCCTTGGCAATATTCACCGTCAAATCTTTCACATCAATCCAAGTTTCGTTTGAAATCATTGTATATTCGCGCTCACCGACGGTTCTGTGGCGGCTATCATCGTTATCCATTGTGCGCCTCTTTTGTTGCCCATAAAATCCGCCTAAGCATTTGCAAGCATCTCCCCTTTCTATAAATCAGCTATAAAATCTCGAATAATATAACAAGCTGTTTCCATATCAACTTCGCAAGCATATCGCCAATCAATTTGCTCTGCATAATCCCTATTAGGTGCATAATAATCTAGCTCTGTTAAAACTTGGATTGGCATCCGCACCCGCGTGCTTTGCCTGTCTAACCGGTAAAATAAAAGCGGCAATTTACCGGCTATTGATGCTGCGGCACAAACTTGATCCCACCATTCAGGTGACACGCCAGATTTGTATCGTTTACATTCGATAACAAATGGAAAATTCATATCTTCAGTGCGTAAATCACCAAGATGCTTTTCCCGCGTTTGATCAAGTTCTCGCACAAAATTTAATCCAAGATGGTCAAAAAGTTCTTTGGCTATTTCATATTCATAACCGCGACCTTTGTTTCTTGATTTGCTTCCAGACATATCTGCCCCCGTTTCAGTTGCCCCTATCCTTGCCCAGATCGACCGTATCTGTAAAGTGAAAAAATACCTGTTGCATTTTGGGAACGATCTGCGCTAGGGTGTTGCTATGAAAAAACGGGAAATCAGTGAACTTTGGAAAACCGCAGGGTTTAACCATTTATCGGCCAGTCAGCTTTTGCGATCACCGGCTAAGTGGATATTTGATTATTTGCATTTAACAAAAGACCAGCGGCAACAAATTGGCGTTGGTGAACGTGCTGCCATTGGAACTGCGGTGCATACGGCAATTCAATCTATTGTGTGCCACGGCATCGACATAGATGAAGCCATTGAAGCTGCAATCATTGCTTTCGATTTCCATCCGGCAGATGAAGATGATGTGCTTCGTGTGAAATTTCGTGAAGTTATACCGGCAATGGTTTATCAGGGCGTGAATATTTGTGTAGAAAACGGGTTTACCGGCGCGATTGATGAAGAACGAATTGAATGTTGGTTAGATGATGTGAACGTGCCGATCCTTGGCTTTGTCGATTTGCTTGTGGAAGGCTCGATGTTTGGCGAAATGAAAACGAAAGCACCGCGAAAAACAAAGCTGTTGAAAGACGGTTCGCAGGGCTGGGCAAAGGCCACGCTGCCAAAAAAGCCGGAGTTCGCGCATATCTGCCAAGCTGCTATTTACTGGCACGCTTTGCGGGTCACGCCATCAATTATTTATATTGCAGAACACGATGCGGTCATCTTCAACGCATATAACTGCCCAGAATTGCAAGCCGACAGCATCAATCACGCGCTTGCCGAAATGCGCCAAAAAGCATTGATCCGGCAAAACCTATTGCGCGTCAGTACCGATCCGAAAGTGCTGGCATCAATCACCGACCCAGACTGGGGTCATATGTACCAGTGGAAAATGAAAACCGAATGGCTTGAAAGGGCAAAAGACCTATGGAAAATCTAAAACTGCACGCGGCATTAGCCGATGTCAGAAAGGCTGCATCTGTCGGCAAGTCTGGCAAGAACCCGATGTTCAAATCAGAATATTCAACGCTTGGTGATGTGCTAACTGCGCTTGATGTGCTGCCCGAATATGGGCTGTCATTTGCACAATATTTCCAAGACGGTGCGCTGGTTACGACTGTGGTGCATTTGGAGACTGGCGAAAAGATCAGTAGCTTTTTGCAGATCAGCCCAGAAAAAGACACGCCGCAATCATTTATTAGCTGCGTGACATATTTCCGCAGGGCAAGTTTGTTGACGATGTTCGGATTGAATGCGGCTGATGATGATGGTAATCTTGCCAGCGGTGGTGGCGCGTTTCCCTCCCGTTCGCAGCCTAAACCAAAGGCACCGGCTGTCGCATCCACTCCGGCAGTCGGTGCCGCCTCCAACGATGTTTTAGCTGAAAAATTAGATGCGTGTAAAAGTG